TTTACATGTATTAATAGATTATAAAGAATCAAAATATAATTCTGATATATTGAAAGAGTTTTTCGATGCTAAAAAGAATGTTTGGAATGAAAAACACGACATTTTGATTAAGGGTTTTGATGTTGAACTATATGTACAAGATATTGAGGAACAACATATTTCATCAGGTGTTTATTCTGTTTTAAATAATAAGTGGTTGTTAAAACCAAAACAAGAAAAACCAAAAATTGATGACAGAATGATATTACAGAAAGGTGAGGAATATATGAAGAAAATCGACCTATTAATATCTAAATCAAAAAAAGGTGTTGATGTTTTAAATGAGATTGAAAAGTTAAGAAAGAAGTTGAAAACCTTTAGACAGTGTGGTTTAGATAAAGGAGGTGAGTATTCTTATGAAAATTTAACCTTCAAATTATTGAGAAGAAATGGATACATCGAAAAATTACTAAAACTAAAAACATCATTAACAGACAAAAAATTGTCTATAACACAATAACTATCCTTATTTTTTTCTATATATCTATGTATTTATAGGATAAGAATAAGTATATCTAACAATTTATAAAATGGCAGATTTAAAACCCCTTGGTAGTGAAAAACTTAACGGAGATGACAAATTGAAAAGAATTCTCGAGTTAACTTACTACAACGAAAATAAAAAGTCCACATCACAAAAGGCTGAGTTGGTAAAGGAATCCAAAACAGGTGGTGTTTATGGTATCGTAAGAGAAAAAGACGCATATTATGTAAAAAGAGGGTTGAATGAAACTTCTCTTGATTATATTGGTGGTATGTTCATGAAAAACAAGAACAAATTCACATCTTATGCGGAAGCATTTAAAAGACTTGAATTATTAAAGGGTCAAGAAGAATTACAGGAAGCTACAAAATATGTTTTAAAAACTAATAAACCAAAAGAGGAGGCTCCTATGCCAGAACCATCTTTGGACGCGGCACCTGAAAGTGGTGACGTTGCGGCGGATTTACCACCTGCAGATGCATCGGTGGGAGATGTTCCACCACCAGCACCTGAACCAGAGTCATCATCTGATATTTCAACTGATACCGTAGGTTCAGAAGGAAAACGTTCTGATTATATGGCAGAAGCTCAAAAGTATGCCGGTAAATTAGGTCAAGAATTAAGAGATTTAAAAGAAAAAATGGAGAGTGATGATATCAAATACATTTTGAATATGATTATCTCTGCTGTTGATTTAGATAAGTTAGATGATGAGGATATTGAAGAAATTGGAAAGAAATTCGAAAGAGATGAGGAAGTTAGTGGTGAAGAAGTTCCAGCCGAGGAACCATCATCTGAAGATGATGTACCTGCTGAAGAACCATCAAAAGACGCTGAGTTAGACGAAGATTCTGCTATGGATGCGTTAGATGAATTCATTAATTCTCCATCTTTAAGTGCTGATGAAATTGATTTATCTTCATATACTTCGAGTGAAAAAAATGAAGTTGATTTATCGGCTAATGCTGATTTAGAAAGTGTTGACGAAGAAAAAGAACTTGATTTAGATGAAATTAAAAATAGTATAAACCAAGCGGTTGGTGAAACCTTGAGCAAATATTTCAATAATTAAAATGCATCTAATCTATGTCAATGAAATTGGAGACGATTACAAAGGTCAAAAACAGTACGAATTTATCTTTAGTAATTCTACAGAAATTGACATGGAGGAATGGTTTGTAATTCCCTCAACATCTACTTCAGTTTCTAAATCACCAAATATTGAATATATAGACGTAGTAGGTTTATTAAAAAACACAGATTTATATTTAGAATTAGTTCAAAACTCCGATTATTTCGGAGTTATTGATGCTGTAGATGGTGTGATTTCATTAGCTTGGGAAAAGTATGATTACAACACAAATGAAGACAGACTCACTTTTAAATTTGGTGAGTCCATTGAAAGTGTTACAAAAAAATTAAAACAAAGGTCTTACGTTTTATTAAAAGAAGAAATTAAATTTAAAAATATATGAAAAGGAGCCAATTAATTGAAACATTAGTTAAAGAAGGTTTCAGTGAAAAAACACTAGCAAATTTTACTGATAAACAAATTACAGTATTATCTGAAAGAATAATTGGTGAACAACCAACTATGGGAAAAGGTTCTGTTGTAATGAAAAAAGGTTCAAATCCTTTAGATGTAAAAAAAATTACAGATACGGGTATAAATGTTGAATTGAGAGAAAAGTTAATTGGTAACCAAAAGAAATTAGACAAAAATCACAATGGTAAAATAGATGGTCAAGATTTCAAAATAATGAAAGGACAAAAAAAACAAAAAAAAGAAGTAAAAGAAGGTGATTATTTTGAAAAAAGAAAAGAAGATGCTAAATCTTGGTTAGAAAAGAACAAAGAAGGTATGAAGATTTGTAAGGATTGTGGTAAAGTTAAATCTAAGTGTGAATGTAAAAATGGTGATGAAGAAGTTAACGAAGAAAAAAATAGTGTATTAAAGTGGGTTGATAGTTTAGTGGAAAATAACTATCATAGTTTCACATCAAAAAACGAAATTATGGAGTTGATTCAAGTAAAACTTAACGAAAATAATCCAGCACCTTCACAACCAAAGCCAGATGCACCTGTAAGAGAAAAACCAACAACAAAACCTGGTAAACCAAAAAGAGAAAATCCTTTTGAACCAAAACATACACCAAAACCAAAGGCGTTATCTGAAGAAGATAATGAAACTGAAAAATTACCTGAGTTTTTGAAATTCAAAAAATTGGGAATAAAATTTAAAGATTCTAATTAAGATTATGTTATCAAAGAAAAAATTGTTATCTTTAGTTGAGAGAAAACTAACTGAGATGCCAATAGATTATGGAGATAATCCTGAAAGAATGAATCCTGATTTGGAGAGAAAACTTGCAAATAAAGAAACTCCATATAAAGATAATCCTGCAATTCCACAAGACGAACCTGGTCAAACAAGTAATTTTGAAGAATTAATATCGTCAAAAAGATTTATCGACGTTGTAAACAAAATAAAACATTATACGGGTTTCGAAAGTAATATAACATCTCAAAACTCATTTGTACAATTACGTAATTTAAGTATGAGTGCAATGATGGATGTGTTACAATTCGAATCACAAAACAAAGAGTTTTTAGAAAATTTAGCCGTTGAATTAGTAAAAAAAGAAATGGCGATTCCTGAAAACGCTTTACAGTTTGATGCTAAACTTGTACCAATCGGTGCTATTGGTGATGAAGGATTTCAAAAACAATCGGAAAATCCAAGTGATGAAGAAATTGAACAACAGTTTGGTGTTGATTCAGATGAAGCGGGTGAAGACTTACAACAATTTGTAAATGCCTTTGATACATTTAATGATGAAGTTGCAAAAAGAAGATTGTTAAATGCAATGATTCAAGGTTCATCTAAGAAAGGACATTACATGTTTGAATTAGTTAATAACAAATTAAACGAATTAGACCCAACAATAATTAGGAAATATGGTATTTTAATGTCAGTAAATGATATTTTATATTGGTTATTTCCTGACGAAATGATGATGGACGGTGGTGGAGGTGGATTTGCCGGTAAAGAAGAAGTAAATAAAGAAACAGACCCACCAACAGTAATTGCTAGAGGTGTGTTTTTCCCTGTATTAGTACATGAATTAATAAAAGGAATTATGGATGTACTTGCAACAAAAGGACTTCCTGATGACTCACGTTCAGCAGAAATGGTTATGGGTGTTGCAGATACTTTACCAGCAGAAATATGGGATTTAAGATTTGGTCCAATAATTTGGGAAAAATTTATACAATCATATCCTGATAGATTATTTGATGAAGACAAAATACATTTACAAAATTATCTTTTCTCACGTTTTTCAGCTTTATCTACTGATGAATTTTTTAAATTAGTAAAAATGATTCTTAAAGGTGATCAAATGGGTAAAACAATATTAGATAGAATGGTGAGAGATATTGAAGAACATTTAAGAAAAGAAGATTATGAAGAAGAAGAATATAATCAAGAATATGGTGACGATGGTTTAGGTGGATTTCTTGGTTCTTTAGGAATAAGTCTATCAGACGACGAAGAATAAAAAGAGAGGGTTCACAAACCCTCTTTTGTATTTATATATTAACATGAATTCAAAATTAGAACAATTAAAAGAATATGCTAAAATCATAAAGGATGCACCATATGCGTTAAAAACATATTTGCAAACTTATGATAATACACAAAAAAAATTTGTACCATTAGAATTATTTCCAGATCAAATTC